TTTGGATCACAATACTTCTTCATCTCATCATACCAATCGTCACTCTGTGTATGTGTGCGTCCTTGTAATACGTTTAAGAACTTGCATTTACCCGAACGATTGTTAATGAAGTATTCGTTATTGATATGGGTAGCACTGATAGCTTCTTCGATAGTACTGATACCGTGAAGACTGACACCATTTTTATCTTTCATGCCAAACGTAGTTATTGATTGTGAAGGAATATCAAGGACCATGCCATAGTCCATGTATGTATCCATCCAAGTTAATACTGCTTTACGCTTAATCATAGCTTTAGGGCAATTAGGATCTTTCCAATCAGCTGGCCATTGACCTTTAAGAATTTGAAATCCACCACTATCACCTAACATAAATGTACCAGCTTCACGTTCTCTAATGATACTTTCACTAGGATCGTTTACAGTAGTATCTAAGTTAGCGTGACCAGCACTGTACAAGCCCCACTTATAATAGTAAAGGCCCTCTTTACTGTTTAAGAAGTTAAGTTTTTCTACATCACCGTTGAATTGTGCAGGGATACGTGCAGGATCAAAATACTCTTCACCTTTACGTTGTTTACCCAAGCCACTGATGTAAAAGCTACTGACTGCAGGTAAAAACAATGCCCAATCTGGATTTTGTTTTTGTGATAGATTATCTTGTTCCATTAAGCTACTTCTAATTTAATTAATGTTTGAACAATACGAATTTGTTCTTGTTTATCTTTGATTTGATTAGTTAGGTCTTTGATAGTTGTATTAGTTTCTGCTAATCGTTCTAGTTCAAATTCCTCATCACGCTTCTTACGTGCCCACTGTAACAAACTAATTGCTTCATCACTTAAGTTTATAGTAGCGTTATGTGCTGAAAGTATAATCCAAGTACTACCATCATATACTTCTGTATTCTGACTGTTAGGGTTATATCTCATATTACCCACACCAGGCGCATTGTTATAGTTAGCTATATAGGTAGATCCGGGGTTTCCACCTGATACAGTTAAGAATGGACTACTAGAGTGTATGCTCTTAATCATTTTGCCTGTGCTGGGAGTAAATAACGATAAACTGCAAGACCACTGTCAACTACAATCTCTGTTGCACCAGCATCACTGATACGAATAATCTTATCACCAGGTAGATCCATGATGCTTAAGAATTCTTTAACAGGCCACATCCATGCTTTATTCAATGTGCCAGTAACACCTGGATAGAACACAAAATTACCACTGTGAGTTGATGGATCACCGAAATAAACCATTAAGTTGCCATGTTCTGTTTTAGTAGTAAAATTCTTTTCTTCACTATTAGCACTTGCTTGACGCTTTAGTCGCTGAATGCCAGCAATACTTGGTTCAAACTCTACGTTCCATGTAGTACCTTTAAACATTACATTCTTAACTTTCTCATCAGCAATAGCTTTACTCATCAAACGATAGTCGTTAACGAAGTCACCTGCTTTTGTTTCAAAATGAATGTATTCTGGAACATCAATTCCATCTTTGTTAACACGTGTAACATTGATTTTACTATGTTCATCATAGTCATCAAAGCTTAGAATTGTTTTTAGTTTACCTAAGTTAGGCATACCAAACACACCAATAAACTCTGCGCTTGGATGTTTAAGCACTCCACTAACAATAACAGATTTATCTTCTGCTACTGCGTTTACAGTTGTCTCTGTGTCAGTTCCACTGACCTTAATCAAATCAATACAGCCTAAGCCATGTGTGTGTTGAATTAAATCTTGTAAATTATCTTTCATGTTTTTCCTTTGTTTTAACTATTTAGGTAGTTGTAATACGTATTATAATGGAATATATTACGAATTGCAACACCAATTTAACCGAAACTGAATAAGTCATCAAATGTACTGTTAGTATCTGTATTGCTACGAATATCCCAATCTAATACACCCAATAAGTTATCAATCTTCTCATCTACTAACGTCTGTTCCATTGCCGAATCATCAAATGGCAATTCTGTAAACCATTTGGGTAGTCGTAATTCATCAACAGGATATGCTACACTTGTAAATCCTAATGGATTACTTTTAAGTTTACATACAACAACCTTCATACCATCAATAATCTTTTGGCTATAGTTGTCGCTGTTTACTCTACGTAAGTAATTGTAGTTCAATGCCGCACGTACATGCCCTGGCATATTAGCACGACCTGTACTACTCTTGGCTTCTAAGTCGCCATACATTGTAAGTTTGTTTACACCTTTAGGCGAACCTTTAGTCCAACTATCTTGTGCAGTTAGTATCCGCTTGAAGTCTTTGACAGCTTCAATAACTTCAGTACGACCTTTACCTTGTTGAAGAACCATCTGTAGTACATTCATTAAGAACTCTTGTACATACTTAGGTGTATCAGCACGTTTCAAGTCAAGACCCATAGCTTTGATATCACCTAGTTGTCCGTCACTATCTTTGCGCTTACCTTCTTTGTCAAAGATGTTGATAGCATAACGCTTCTTAACGATAAAGATAGCACGGTCACCAATCAATTCACGACCAGCTTTGATAATCTCGCCATTCTTTCTTGGAGCATGAAATGCACGTTCCATAAATGCTGGGAAACTTTCATTTGCTTGTTCAGCAATACCATCATACAAACCAATACAAGTTTCTTTATTCCAATCTAAAGCACCAGATTCAATCTGTGGTTTTAATGTTGGATATGCTGTGAAGTAACAACTATCAGTATCACCATAAACAATAGCATTGCCTTCATGTGAATATATACCTTCAACTGTTTCATTGATGGTACTCATCATATGTTTAACAATTTGTCTTCCAGATAATGTAACACTTTGACCGATACGTTTGTCATAAAAACGACAATGTTCATTTAACAATGCACCGTATGCTGAGTTAAGTAAAATCTTACGTACAAGTTGCCGTTTGTCATAATAGTCAAACATATCAGTACCATATGCTTCTTTAGCTTGTTTCTGAATAGCTTTACGTTCTGTATACCAACGAGTTAATAGACCGGGTACGACACCTTCTTTTTCATAAGTAAAGATTGTACCATTAGCACTTAACATCCAGGGCTTATGACTATCAAAGACCATCTTCCAGATTTCTGCCGCACTCATTTCTACACTACGACCATCCTCATAGTCTACAGTAAGGATAGTACCACGTTCTTGGTTCATAATAGCAGTGTACTCTAATGCACCAAACAGGTTCTCCCATAAGATAGATCCTGTAACTGCATCATCACCTTCTTTGTGACGTTTCTTTTCACTTGCTAATCGCACACCTTTGTCAAGCATGTATTTGTCAGTGATTGTTTGTCTGACTTGAGCAACGATGGTTTCACCTGCCATGTTGAGGGCACGAATAACCGAGGGATAGAGTGAGTTAATGTCAACTGCTCCGACATATTCATGCATACCTCTTTTCGGCGTAGCAACAAAGGCACCTGCTGCCTGCTGGACATCTTCTTCATTTTCAACCTTTCGTTTTTTATCTGGAACTACTAAGCCACGTTCGTGTGCTTCATTAAAAATTGCCATCTCAATCATTGCCACTGAACCCATTACTGTTGGAAGCAATACTGTGTTCTCATGTGCAAGTTGATTAGCTAATTCTAAAAACTTAAGTTTGTTGTGAATTTTCACCAACAACATAGTATCTTGTCTATTGTATTCAATGAACTTTTTGAAGTCTTTGTTATACAGTTGGTCAAGCGTACCTTCATATTGTGTTTTGTTTTCACCTACTTCCATCTCACCGATACTATCAAGTTTGTAACTGTGACGACTTTCATAGTTATACTTTTTGTATAGTTGTAGATAGTCTAAGTGAATACGACCTACTAAGTCATATGTTGTTTCACTTTTACCAAATCGTTCGTATTCTCTAGCTTTAGGCAGTTGACCCATCAAGCAGAACTTGCGTGTGTCATCTTTACTCATTACTCTAGTAACACGATTGACCATGTAAGGTATGTCATAGCCCTCTGAGTTCCAGCCAGTTAGTACATCTGCATCTTCAATCAGTTGGAAGAATACGTCAAACATTTCTTTTTCTGATTTGAATAGCATTGTATTCTCAAACTCATTAGTGATTTCTAGGGCTGTTTCACTAGACATATGTTTCGGAGCAATTACTAATGTAATACATTGGTCTAGCCAATCTAAGTAACAACTGATAGCAGTTACAGGATTGAATGGATCACTAGTAGGACTAAATCCTTTATCAGGATCAAAATCTACCTCAATGTCAAAGAAGCAAGTATGAAGTTTAGGTGCATCAATGCCAAGATAGTTTTCACTTAAGCAACGGAAGACGACTGGTACATCACTCTCAAATAGTTTTTTATTTGAGTGGATGCGTCTTTCTTTTTCAAACTCTTGTCGTTTGCGTGTACTGAAGCGACTGACTGGATCGCCATAGATACTACGATGTTTACCTTTATTATCAGGATAATACAATACATAGTTAGTGGGATATTCTTTATACAATCGTTTACCCTCAGGAGATCGTTCTACTACATAGATACGATCCTCATCCCTACTATGAATGGCATCCACATAACTCAAAGCGTTTTTCCCACAGTTTCTAGGATTGTGTTGAGTTCATCGTGGTCTTTGTTAGTCTGACCGAGACTTGCTTTGTGAGCAATACGCACAGCTTTCTTCAATGTAGAAGCCTTGATTTCAAGTTCTTCTGCTACAGC